ACTATCCTTGGTAACAAAGAGTTACCTATATCAAAAGGACAAAGTTATGAAACACATTAAGAAGTACTTAAAAGCATTACTAGCAGCAATACAAAAGAACCAACAACAAAGAGCAGATCATTGGATGCTTTCCAATATGTCTGATAGAGAGCTTAGAGATGTTGGAATATCCCGTGGAGAGATTAACGGTATTATCTATAGCAGCAAAGAACGAGAAAAGCAAGAGTATCGTCAGTATATGCAGGAGATGTACAGAACACGTATTACTCATTCGTCTGTATAATAAAAGTTAAGAGGCTGTCATGGACCCTATTAGTTGCGTAGCCCTTGCTACTGGTGCATTTAAAACTATTAAATCTGCCATTTCTACAGGGAAAGACCTGCAGGATATGGGTAGGGGTTTAGCAACTTGGGGTAAAGCCTGTTCTGACTTCCGTCAGATAGAAGACAGGCAGAAGAATCCACCTTGGTGGCAGAAGACGTTTAAAGGTTCTGATGAAGAAGAAGCTATTCTTATATGGAACCAGAAGCGTAAGATGGATGAAATGCGTGAGGCTATACGCTCAGAGATAAGCTTTGTGTATGGACCTAGTGCTTGGGAAGAAGTCTTACGTATTGAGGCAGAGCAACGCAAGAGAAGAAAAGAAGAAGCTTACGCAAAGCAGCTATTTATAGATAACTGCATTAACTGGGCGGTAGGCTTAGTAACTTTAGTCTTAGCTGGTGCTTTAGTAGGGCTTATTTTCTGGATTGTAGGTAAAGCTAGAGGCCAGTGGTAACATGAGAATAAGGAAGTATATAACATGTCACGTAACTTAACAGATAACCAAAGGCGTTTCTTAGAGGTTCTCTTTGAGGAAGCTCAAGGTGATGCTGTACAAGCTAAGAAACTAGCAGGTTATAATGATACTACTGCTACCCGTACTATTATAGAATCGCTTAAAGATGAAATAGGGGAAGCTACACGTACCTACTTCGCACAAGTAGCTCCTAAAGCTGCTATGTCTATCACAGGTGCTTTGTATGATCCTACAGAATTAGGCATTAGAGATAAAATATCTGCTGCAAAGGACTTGCTTGATCGTGCAGGATTAGGTAAGGTAGAGAGATTAGACGTATCCTCAACAGGCGGCGGTGTATTCTACCTGCCACCCAAAGAAGGGTCCAATGAATAAGAAGTGTAAACGTGAAACTAAAGATAGCAGAAGATATAGGTTACTGGGAACTACCTAAACCACCTAAAGGTAAAGAAAAAGAGTGGCATACAGTAGTAAGATTAGGTAATACTAACAAGGGCATACCCTACGGATACAAGGTTTGCTACGATAATGATGCACTTTTAGAGCCAATACCACACGAATTAGAAGCATTAGAGCTTGCAAAGCGTCATTTAAAGCAGTATAGTTACGCAGATGTTTGTTTGTGGCTAGAAAAGCAGACAGGTAGACCCGTTACACAGCAAGCGCTAAGAAGAAGAGTAGATATTGACCTCAAACGTAAAAAAGCAACTACAGCTAAGCGGTTCCTTGCCAAGCGGCTCGAAAAGATCCTCAAAGAGATCGAAACGCTTGAAACAAACCGTATCGGAGCCTATAGTACCTACGAAGAAAGTGAAGAAGAAAGTACCTGCGACAGTACTACCTCCACAGTATGACGTAGAAGTAGCACAAGATGTCGTTTTTAAGCCTAACGCTGGCCCACAGACTGACTTTCTAAGTTCTAGTGAGCGAGAAGTACTATATGGAGGCAGTGCTGGTGGGGGAAAAAGCTACGCCATGCTTGCAGACCCTCTACATGGCTTAGGTAGCCCTAATTTTAGTGGTTTGCTGGTACGACACACTACAGAAGAGCTACGAGAGCTAATACAGAAGAGTCAAGAGCTATACCCTAAAGCAATACCAGGTATAAAGTGGTCAGAACGTAAGTCACAGTGGGTTAGTCCTAGAGGCGGTAGACTTTGGATGTCCTACTTGGACAAAGACATGGACGTTACCCGCTACCAAGGACAGGCGTTTAACTGGATAGGCTTTGATGAGCTAACTCAATGGAATACAAACTATGCATGGGACTATATGAGGTCACGTTTAAGATCTGCACATAGTAATGAGCTAGGTTTGTACATGAGAGCTACAACAAACCCAGGTGGAAACGGTCACTCTTGGGTTAAGAAGATGTTTATTGACCCTGGACCTCGTAATGAGCCATTCTGGGCTACTAATATAGAAACAGGGGATACTATTACGTTCCCTAAAGGGCACAGCAGAGAAGGTGAACCCCTATTTAAACGTAGGTTTATACCTGCAAGCCTATTTGATAACCCTTATTTGTCACAGGGTGGTGAGTATGAAGCAATGCTACTCTCACTCCCTGATCACCAGAGAAAGCAACTACTTGAAGGTAACTGGGATGTAAACGAAGGTGCAGCTTTTCCTGAGTTTAACAGAGCTATACACGTTATAGACCCCTTCACTATACCTAAGTCTTGGGCTAGATTCAGAGCTTGTGACTATGGGTACGGAAGTTACACAGGTGTTGTTTGGATAGCTGTATCACCAGATGAACAGCTTATCGTGTACAGAGAACTTTATTGTAGTAAAGTAACAGCAACAGACCTAGCGGATATGATACTTGAAGCAGAGGCTGATGATGGTACAATAAGGTACGGCGTACTTGACTCTTCCCTGTGGCACAAACGTGGGGATACTGGCCCGTCATTAGCAGAACAAATGAACATGAAGGGTTGTCGTTGGAGACCTTCTGACCGTTCTCGTGGCTCAAGAGTTGCTGGTAAAAATGAGTTACATCGCCGTCTGCAGGTAGATGAGTTTACAGAGCAACCACGCTTAGTATTCATGTCTACCTGCACCAATCTATTAGCGCAGATGCCTTCAATACCTTTAGATAAGAGAAACCCTGAAGATGTTGATACAAATGCAGAAGACCACTTGTACGATGCTTTACGGTATGGTATAATGACTAGACCAAGAAGCTCACTATGGGACTTTAACCCCGCAACACAAAGATCTGGCTTTCAAGCGTCAGACCCAACATTCGGATATTAAATTATGGCAGAAATAGATGACCTTTCATTTGAGACTGATGACGTAATTGCTGCAGAGGGCCAAGATGACAAACTTCTTGAGTCCAGTAGCGGCATAGTCGCATTTGTTAATCAAAGATTTAAACGAGCAGAAGATGCTAGACTAGGAGATGAGGAAAGGTGGTTACGTGCTTATAGAAACTATCGTGGTCTTTACGGATCAGACGTGCAATTCACATCTAGTGAAAAGTCTAGGGTATTTATTAAGGTCACTAAGACTAAAACTCTCGCAGCTTATGGACAGATTATTGACGTACTATTCGGAAATAATAAGTTTCCGCTTTCTATAGACCCATCTGTATTACCTGATGGTGTTGCTGAGTCTGTTCACATTAATGTAGACCCTAACGCAGAGGCTGGTGCGTCTGCACTAAAGGAAGCCTTTACTCAAGAGCCTACTAAGCCTTACTTGATTGGCCCAGACACTAAACTACAACCTGGTGAAACTAGGCAATCCTTAGAGCAGCGCTTAGGTGGATTAGCTAACAAACTAGCACCAGTATCAGATAAACTAATTGAGGGTGACGGTACTACACCTACAAGCGTTACTTTCCATCCTGCTATGGTAGCAGCTAAGAAGATGGAAAAGAAAATACATGATCAGCTAAATGAGTCTGGTGCATCTAAGCATCTACGCAGCATGGCATTTGAGATGGCACTGCTAGGTACAGGTGTTATGAAAGGACCATTTGCTACAGATAAAGAGTATCCTAACTGGAATGATGAGGGTGAGTATGACCCTATAGTTAAGACAGTACCTTCTACAGATCACGTATCTATATGGAACTTCTACCCTGACCCTGAAGCGTCAAGCATGGATGATGCAGAGTATGTTGTAGAGCGTCACAAGATGTCACGCACACAACTACGTTCTCTAGCTAATCGTCCTTACTTCATGGATGATGCTATTGAAACAGCCGTTGCTACTGGCTCTGACTATGAGCGTAAGCATTGGGAACAAAAGATGGAAGACGATGATAGCTCCATTGGTAACTCTGAACGTTATGAGGTGTTTGAGTTCTGGGGCTTTGCTGATACAGATATACTAGAAGAGAACGGTATTAAGATACCCAAAGAGTTGAAAGACTTAAACGAAGTAAACTGTAACATCTGGATATGTAACGGAGAAGTTATTCGTTGTGTGCTTAATCCATTCAAACCATCACGTATACCTTACTACTCTGTTCCCTATGAGCATAACCCTTATTCCTTCTTTGGTGTAGGCATTGCTGAGAACATGGATGATACACAGACGCTGATGAATGGCTTTATGCGTATGGCTATTGACAATGCTTCACTAAGTGGTAATCTAATTATTGAAGTAGATGAAACAAACTTGGTCCCAGGCCAAGACTTAACTATGTACCCAGGCAAAGTCCTACGTAGACAAGGTGGCGCTCCTGGTCAAGCCTTGTTTGGCACTAAGTTCCCCAACGTTGCTGGTGAAAACATGCAACTCTTTGATAAGGCTAGGGTTTTAGCTGATGAGTCTACTGGCTTTCCATCTTTTGCTCACGGTCAGACAGGCGTGTCTGGTGTAGGACGTACTGCTTCTGGTATATCTATGCTTATGTCTGCTGCTAACGGCTCTATTCGCTCAGTAGTTAAGAACGTAGATGACTATCTTATTGCTCCTATGGGTAAAGCTTTCTTTGCATTTAACATGCAGTTTGACTTCGATACAAACATCAAGGGTGACTTAGAAGTTAAGGCATCTGGTACGGAAAGCTTAATGGCTAACGAAGTACGCTCCCAGCGCTTAATGCAGTTCTTACAGGTTGCATCTAACCCAGCACTGGCTCCTTTCGCTAAGATGGATTACGTTATTCGTGAGATTGCTAAGAGCATGAACCTTGATCCAGACAAAGTGACTAACTCTATGCAGGACGCTGCTATACAGGCAGAGATACTCAAAGCCTTCCAAGCGCCTCCACAGCCACCTATGGCTCCTGAAGGTGTCCCTGGTCCTGAAGGTGGTGCTCCTGCTCCACAAGGCGCTCCTGCTGGCGCTCAGGTACAAGACCCTACGGGTGCAGGTGGCGGTACTCTAGGTACAGGCGTTGCTCCTACTCCTGGCGAACAAGGATTCAGCGGTAATGTCGCTTAAGAGCTTTGTAAACAATAAAATAGAATGGGATGCATTTAACACAGAGTTAGATGATTTGATTTATCAATCCCACAAGAGCATAGAAGGTATATCAGATACAGTAGAGATATATCGTACACAGGGTTCTATACGAACTTTAAAACAACTTAAGTATTTGAGGGATAAAGTAAATGGACCAAAAGGATAAACCTAAGTACCCTGACGCTGTAGTTGTTGATAAAGAAAATAAAGAGATAGGCTTTAGTCTAGACGGTAATCTCTTCTTAAATGAGCAAGGGGAGAACAGCCTTAGAAAAAGCTCTCTTGATATACCTGAAGGAGAAAAGGTTTCTACAAAAGAAGGCTCTATGTTTACAAGGTTTAGTCTAGGTAGTG